GTGGGTATGTTGATGGGGATAAAGTAAGATTTAGATTTGGTTTTCCAGAAAAGATAGGAGGCTGGACTAAATATACTACAGAAACATTTGAAGGTTCGGCAAGACGTTTACATAACTGGGTAACATTAGATGGAGCCGATCTTTTAGGTATAGGCACACAATTAAAATATTATATTGAAGAAGGTCAAGGCTTTAATGATATTACACCTATTAGAGCCACAACTAGTGCGGGGGATGTAACCTTTTCAGCTACAAATGGTTCAACAACAATAACTGTTTCAGATCCAGCACATGGTGCTAACGAAAATGATTTCGTAACTTTCTCTGGTGCTGTGAGTTTAGGTGGTAATATAACAGCTGCCGTTCTTAATAAAGAATATAAAATTGTTTCTGTTGTAAGTTCTAATTCATATACAATTACTTCTGCCATTGCAGCCAATGCTTCTGACACAGGTAATGGTGGTGCTAGTGTTGTAGGAGCTTATCAGTTAAACACAGGTCTAGATGTGACCGTAGGTGGTACTGGTTGGGGTGCAGGACAATGGAGTGGTACAACTAATGGTGCTTTATCAACAACTTTAAATGAAGCTCTCGATGCAAGTGAGACAGACGTTGATGTTATTGATGAAACAGGCATGACCACAGAAGGCGATGTTATTTTAATTGATAACGAGTTAATGCTTATTACGGCTTCCGCTGATGATAATACAATGACAGTGACCCGTGGGCATAGTGGTACCACCGCTGCAACACATGACAACGGATCATTGGTTAGATTAGCTACAGGTAATACTCTTGCTACAGATGACTTTGTAGGATGGGGTAGTGCAGCATCGATCACGGTTCCCGGTGCACAGATCAGATTGTGGTCACATGATAACTTTGGTGAAGATTTAATAATTAACCCAAGAGATGGTGCTATTTATTATTGGGATAGAACAAATGGATTGAGTGGAAGGGCAGTAAAACTAAACACTCTTGCTGGTACAAAAACAAGTATTCCACAAAGAGCTAAACAAGTTCTAGTTTCTGACCAAGATAGACACGTTATTGCTTTTGGGTGTGATGGCTTTGGTGCTAATTTAGCATCCCCTGATGGAGACGGGGTACAAGATCCGTTGTTAATTAGATTTTCATCACAAGAAAATCCATTAGATTGGTTTCCGACTGCCACAAACACGGCAGGTGATTTAAGACTTGGTGGTGGATCGACCTTTGTTCAAGCTGTTGAAACGAAGCAACAGTTGCTTGTTTTTACAAATAAAACATTACACGCTATGAAATTTATAGGTCCTCCATTTACTTTTGGTTTGCAAGAACTATCAAAGAACATAACTATAATGAGTCCTTCTTCTGCTATTGCGGTAGAAGACGCTGTTTACTGGATGGGTGTTGATACTTTTTATGTGTATGGTGGCGGTCAAACCATACAATTACCTTGCACTGTTAAAGATAAAGTCTTTTTAGATTTTAACTTTGAGGAGCGTGATAAGGTTCATGTGGGTGTTAATTCAGAATTTAGTGAGTTATTATGGTTTTATCCATCATCTGGTAGTGTCGAAATAGATAAATATGTTGCTTATAATTATTCAGAAAAAGTATGGTATTATGGGACAATGGCTCGTCAAGCATGGCTTGACAGAGGTATTAGAACGTTACCTGTAGCCACTGGTGATCAATATTTATATAACCATGAAGTAGGTTACGATGATGATGGATCAGCTATGACATCATTTATTGAATCTGCACCAATAGATATAGGTGATGGTGATAAATATGTTTCCTTAAGAGAGGTTGTGCCTGATATAACTTTTAATGGATCAACAAGTTTAAACCCAGATGTAGATTTTACAGTAAAGACTAAGAACTTCCCAGGAGCAAACTTTGCACAAAGTGAATCTGGTAATACACAAAGAACAGCAACTAGTCCCGTAGAACAGTTCACAGAAAAATTAAACTATCGTTTACGAGGCAGGTCTTTTGCTTTACGAATTGATTCGACATCATTAGGAACTAAATATAAACTTGGAACACCAAGAGTAGATATAAGAGAGGATGGAAGACGATAATGTTAGTAACCAGTATTCCTCAATATATTCAAGGTCTAACAAATGCAAAAGTTGATCTAACGACAACTGATAACACTATTTTGTATACGGCACCTACTGGAGCAGAATCAAATGCTTCAGTTATTAATTCAATTTTAGTTCATGATAGCAGTAACAATGGTGATACTTTAACTGTAACTTTAACAGACAAAGACAATAATGTTTTTGAATTGTTTGAAAAAAGCGTAGCAGGAAACGCAACCGAAGAGATACTAACAAGAGATTTGATATTACAAGGTGGTGATGTCATAAAAGTACAAGCGGCAACTGCAAACAGACTTCTTGTTGTGGCTAGTATACAAGAGTTAATTAAGACTAGAATCACAACAAGTGCGTTATCGCAGATATAGGATTGAACAAACAACAATAAATTGGTATTATAAGCTATGGGTATATTTAGAAACATCACCAAAACATTAAAGAAAGCTGCACCTTTGATTGGTAGTGCAATTGGTATGTATTATGGTGGTTCTTTTGGAGCAGCTCTTGGATCGGGTATCGGGTCACTTGCATCGGGAAGAAGTGCAGAAGAAGCCTTAAAAAATGCCGCACTAACTGGTGCCGCCTCTTATGCAATGGGTGGTAAAGATTTTGGTAAAGATTTTGATTTTAATAAATATGGAACGTCTGGCTCGCCTCTACGGACCATGTTCCAAGGTGCAGACACTTCTGTTGCTTCTGGTGGCATAAAATCAGCAGCAGATAAAAGTTTTCTAAGTAGCTTAATTCCAGAAAGCACAATAGGTAAAGTAGCATTAGCTGGTGGTATAGGTGCATTAGCTGGAGGACTTGGTGAAGAACAAATGACAGGTGGTTTCAAAACACCAGAATATGCCGTGGGTACAACTAGATTGGGGACTGGACGAATTGGTAATAAACTGTATAATTTAGATGATCCAGATGAGCGTAGACGATACTTTGAAGACAATAGAAAAAGACAGGGTGCCGAGGATATTGAATCAGAAGAAGAAAGAGATGTGTTTAGAGACGTTGTAAATCCTGGGATAGATAATTTAAGAGATCCTTTTTTGGCGGCAAGTGGTGGAGAAGTAACAGGCCCTGGAACAGGAACCAGTGATTCAGTTCCTGCAAGATTATCAGACGGAGAATTTGTGGTAACAGCAAAGGCTGTCCGTGGTGCAGGTGGCGGAGACAGAGATGTCGGTGCTGCAAGAATGTATGACATGATGTCACAATTAGAAAGGGTTGCGTGATGGCAGATCCACAAGAAGTCAAACAAGAACAAATTGTAAGGTTAGCACCTTTTCAAGAAGAATACTTAGCCGATATTTTTGCAAGTGCAAAAGCACTTACTGGGCCTGGCTCACAAATGCCTTTTTCTGCACAACAGTTAGCAGACTTATCCCCAGCACAACAACAAGCTATTACAAGTGCAATGGGTGGAATTGGAGGTTTTCAACCTTATGTGCAACAAGGTGCTGAAGCTTTAGGTCAAGGTATCGGGGCTGTGGGCACTGGTCTTGGAACTATAGGCAGTGCATTAGGTCAGTTACCAGAAGCACAACAAGGATACAGACAACAACAACAAGCTATGTTGGATGCTCAAAGATTAGGTCAAGCAGGTATTGGTCAAGCTCAACAAATGACAGCTGGTGCCAGTTATGATTTTGATCCTACCTCTTATAGAGAGTTTATGGATCCGTACATGGAAGATATAGTTCAGCAACAATACGCAGATATTGCTGAACAAGGGGATATTGCAAAAAATAAAGCATCAGCACAAGCTATCGGTGCAGGAGCCTTTGGTGGTTCCAGAGGAGCTATTGAGCAAGCTGCTATCAATCAAAATGTATTGGAGCAACAAGCCAGAACTGGATCACAATTAAGATCAGCTGGGTTTCAACAAGCACAAAATCTTGCACAACAAGCAGCATCAAGACAAGCTCAACAACAACTGGCACAAGCTGGTCAGTTTGGTCAACAAGCTGGTCAAGCAGGAGCTATGGGTTTTCAAGGTGCTCAAGGCTATGGTCAGACAGCTGCAGGTCTTGGAAATCTAGCCCAATTAACTGGGCAGTTAGGTCAAACAACAGGTGCTCTTGGACAAACAGTCGGGCAACTAGGAACTGCGACAGCGGGTCTTGGTCAATTAGGACAACAGATGGGTGTTCAAGATGTCAATACATTA